GTGAGCTTTCTGATTTAATGTACTTTATCAAAAAGCTTTATAGAGCTCTTAAGGTACCAGCAACGAGAATCGATCCTGAGGATAGGACAGTAGATACATCTAGCATATTACGTGAAGAGCTAAAATTTGCGAAGTTTATTATTAGGCAGCAGCAACGGTTTGCTGTAGGTCTGAAAAGAGGGTTCGTTACACATCTCAAGCTTAGAGATTTGTGGGATAAATACGATCTAAATGAAACTAACTTAGATGTTGTCTTTAATGTACCTACAAATTTCTTTGAGTTAAGAGAAAGTCAAAGACTCGAACTTAAAGCAGCTAACTTCAATACTCTCGCAGGTAATGAATTTATTTCTGCAACTTATGCACAGAAGAAATACCTTGGCTGGAAAGATAAGGATGTGTTAGCGAATAGAGAATTCCTTCGTAAGGATGCAGAGTTTCAATGGGAGCTTGGTCAAATTCAATCAGCTGGACCATCATGGAAAGAACAAATGGTTGCAAGTAACATAGCAGGCGCAGAAGCAAATGTTGGTGGTGAAGGTGCCGGTGTTGGTGGTGATATACCTGAGTTTGGAGGCGGTCCTGCAGTAGAAGGTGAAGCCCCAGAAGCAGAAGCTCCTGAGGCTGAAGTTGAAGTAGATGTTGAACCTGAAGTTTAAAGCAACGGATCAGTTACCGTCGTCATATATTAGTACCAACCTTGGACCTGTTTCCAGAATTTGAATCAAGCTACCACCTGAAGGTACAGTAACGCTCATAAATTCTGTTAAGTATTCCGCGGTCATAAAGCTCGTAACAGGGGGTACTATTGTTGCTGAAAGTGCCATATCAATATTTATTATAAAGCGTATTATTTTCTATTATATATGACTAAATAAAGGTATGGCTTTAGCGTGTGAAATATCCCCATTATCTGCTTTTCTATCTACAAATCTTAACAATAGAATTGAGACATATGATAGATTAGGTGATAGAATAAAGAGAGCGTTAGGATATCCACTCGTATCATTAGAAATACACACAGATCAGCTAAGAGAAAATATTCAAATTGCTGTTGAGTACTTTACAAAATATGCTGGCTTTACACGTGAATTTCTTATTTTTGATTCTAATCTCTATGAAAGAGATAAAGGTATAAGGTTAGATCTTTTATATACGCTAGCAAATACAGATCTTGATACCACAGCTAAAAAAATAGCAGGTACAAATCCTCTAGGTCCAGATGGTAGTTTCTATGGCGAAACACCTGAAACAATCTTCGTAAATACAACACCGTTATTAAGCTCGCAGTTTGCTTCTTCTGTAACACTTTCTGGTAGTTTTCCTAACGGTATTAGTCAATTTGAATTAGTAGATCATACTTTATATGATTCTATTACCTCGTTTGATCAGTCATTATCTGCTTCCTTTACAGAAAATAAAAGAAAAACTTTAGCCCTACAAGGAAGCGTTAGTGAAGCAACAACATATCAAAATGTGTTTGACTATGATATAATGGATTATAGGAAGGTAGTTGATGTTACTGATTTTGAAGAAGGTTCAACTACAGGTATTAATACATTATTTACCCTTGAGCAAACTCTAGCACAGCAAACTTACTTTTCTTACGCTCTAGGTAATTATGGTTTCGATCTAGTATCGTGGTATACATTAAAAGAATGGTTAGATACAAGAGAGAAAGTACTTGCGATTCGTAAAGATATTAAATTTGATCCAAGAACACAGTACATGCAATTATACCCACAACCTAAAGAAAATAGTAGATATTACGGGGTTGTCTCTTGTTATATCGAAAGACCGATTAGAGATGTAATAAAAGAGCAGTGGGTCTATGAGTATGCATTAGCGCTTTCTATGATTACTATAGGAAGAGTAAGGGGTAAGTTTGGAAGTGTAAATCTTCTTGGAGGTGGTGCTCTTAATGCTGATCTACTACAAGACGGTCAAACGAAAAAGGTAGAACTTGAGAATAAGTTACTCGAAGGATCATCACCCGGTCTTGGAGATGGTGATCCATGTCTCTTCTTCGTGGGTTAATATGGCTAAGTGGAGACAAGGAGTATTTGTACCTAAAAATCAAGATAAATTTATAGGTACAAAAGCTATATACCGTTCTGGTTTAGAGCTTAAATTTTTTAGATTTTGCGATAACAACCATAATATCATTAAGTGGGGATCTGAAAATGTTGTTGTACCATATATTAGTCCTTTAGATGGTAGAGTGCATAGGTATTTTGTTGATAATTATATTGTAATAAAAGAAGGTAAAGATGTTAAAAAATATCTTGTAGAGATTAAACCCTCAAAGCAAACTACACCACCGACAACCAAATATAAGAAAAAGAAACATCTTATATATGAGCAAAAAACATATGTAATTAACCAAGCAAAATGGGAAGCTGCAAGAGAATATAGTAAAAAACACGGGTTTACGTTTATTATTCTAACAGAAAAAGAGCTTTATAGCTAAAAAGGTATAAATAACTATATGGCTCTTAAACTAAATCTAGTTGTAGAAAATCCAGATATTACTGATGAATTTGAAATATTTGAGGAAGAAACAAATAAAAACTCTCCCTCAAATCTCTACATAAAAGGCCCATATATGATGGCTGAAGATGTAAATCGTAATAACCGCAAATATCCTTTAGAAGAACTTCAACGAGAGGTTGATCGTTACAATGAAGAAATGGTAAAGCCTGGTAGAGCGATGGGTGAACTTAATCACCCTACAACTGCTGATGTTGATCTAGAGAGAGCATGCCACGTTGTTACTGAATTATCACAAGACGGAAATATATTTTATGGTAAATCAAAGGTACTATCTACACCTTGTGGTAACGTTGTAAGAGCTCTTATCAACGATGGTGTAAAAATTGGTATGTCGTCTCGTGCTCTCGGTACATTAGAAGAAGGATCTACATTTAATACAGTAAGAAACTTAAAGCTTGTCGCTGTCGATTGTGTAGCTGATCCTTCTTATTCAAGCGCTTTTGTTAATGGAATTTTAGAATCAAAACAATGGGTATTAGCTGATGACGGTAAGTATGAAGAGCTTTACAATAACTTCGAAGAGTCTATTAAGACACTTCCTAAGAAAGACGTAGATACATATTTACGTGAAAGATTTATGAATTTTATTAACAACCTATAAATAAATAATAGATTATGTCTAAAAAATCATCAGAAACAACAAATCATAAACTTACTCAATTTATATCAGCAATTTCTGATAAAAATTACGCTGATGCCCATAAATATTTAAAAGGCGCTATTGAAGATAAAATTATAAACAAAATCGATACAGCGACTGACAAACCACTTTTCTAATATGAGCAAGGAAACATTACTACCAGAAAGCGTAAAGGAAGTTCTTACCGAGGAGTCAATTACTGCTATCGAAGAAGCCTTTAAGGAAAAAGTTAATCTAACTGTAGAAGCATCGTTGGCAAATCAAGACGAGCTCTACGCAGAGAAGCTTGAAGAACTTATCAAATCTATTGATAAAGATCATACATCAAAACTTACACGTGTTGTTGAAGCTGTAGACAAAAACAACGCTGCTAAGTTACATAAGGTCATTAACAAGTATGAAAAAGAACTTAATGACAGTGCTTCTGACTTTAAAACAACGCTTGTTGAGTCAATTTCCGATTACTTAGAAGAGTATATTGATGAAGCAATTCCTGCTGATTCTATCTTAGAGGCTACACAGAATAGAACAGCAATGGAAGTTCTTTCTAACCTTCGTAAGGTTCTTGCAGTTGACTCCACACTTATGAGTGAGTCGGTTAAAGAAGCAGTAGTTGACGGTAAGCAACAAATAGATGATCTTACTGCAAGACTTGCAAAATTGGAAAAGGAAAATGCTACCCTTAAAGAATCGTATAGTAAGACAAAGGCAGAATTAGTGCTTGAATCAAGAGTTGCTAAGCTTCCTGAGAAAAAGTCAGAGTATCTTCGCAGAGTACTTGGCGATAAGTCACCAAAGTTCATCGAAGAAAATTTCGAATATACAGCAACTCTTTTCGATAAGAAAGAAAAGGAAAGAATCGGTGTAATAAAAGAAGAAGCTTTTACAAAACGTGTTGTTAAGGCAGATGCGCCAAAAGTAGTTGAAGAAAAGAAAGAGAAAGTTATAAATCCTTATCTTGAAGAGCTTAAAAGATCACACAAATAAAGATTTCACCCTGAACAATGAGGCATTCGGTGCCTGAACATCCTGTAACTTTATGTTACATGAAGGTCGAAAAATAGAAAAGGAAAATAAATTATGAATAAACCTCAATCATTTATTGATAAGAATAGAGCTGATGCCTTGCTTGAAAAGTGGGCTCCAGTTCTTGACTATTCCTCTGATAGTGTCAAACCTATTGCTGACGACACAAGCCGCCTTAATACTGCTATTCTTCTTGATAACCAAGAAAAATGGTGTATTGAGGAAGCTAATACCGCTGGTACCAGTGGTGCCTTTGGTACAACTGGTTCAGGCAACGGTGGTGCTGTGCCAAACGGTGACACCTACGCTACCGGTGATGCACGCCTTCCTAAGGTGCTCATCCCGATGATCCGTCGTACATTCCCTGAGCTTATCACTAACGAAATCGTTGGCGTTCAGCCTATGTCAGGTCCTGTTGGACTTGCATTCGCTCTTCGCTATGCATATCAAAGTGATACTCTTGGTGCTGGTACCGATGGTAAGTCTGGCTCTGGTGGTTCCGGTCCTGGTACTGCACAAGCATACAGTGGTGCTTCTGGCCTACCTGGCGATGAGCTCGGTTATCAACTTCTTGATACCCGCTTCACTGGTGCTTCTTCCGCAAGCTTAAGTGGTGGTGACGCAGGTTCCTGGGAGTTCGCTGCTGAAGATGGTGGTGTTGCTAACATTCTCTCGAATTTCGAGATTACTGGTAACATCCCTCAGGTCGAAGTTAAGTTCGAAAAGACAGCTGTTGAAGCTGGTACTCGCAGACTTGGTGCTCGTTGGTCAGTTGAGCTTGAGCAAGATCTCAAGAACATGAACGGTATTGATGTTGACGCTGAAATCACAAACGCTATGTCGTATGAGATTCAAGCTGAGATTGACCGTGAAATGCTCATGAGAATGATCCAATCCGCTATTAACGCTGGTTCTGGTGCTGGATACTCTGTCTGGTCACCTGCTTCTGCTGATGGCCGTTGGCTTGTTGAGCGTAACCGTGACTTCTATCAGAAACTAATTATCGAAGCTAACCGTATTGCTGTTCGCAACAGACGTGGTGCTGCTAACTTTATCGTTGCAACACCTAAGGTTTGCGCTATCCTTGAGATGCTCCCTGAATTCCAGTGGGTTTCTGTACAAGGTGACGTAAATACTCAGCCTGTTGGAGTTGCTAAGGTTGGTTCCGTTGGAGGCAGATTTAACGTTTACCGTGATACTCGTACCGAAGCACAACAAGGTGGTTTTGGTCAGGATTACTCCGCCACAACTTCCATTGAGTATGCACTCTTGGGCTATAAAGGCCCTGAGTTCTACGATACTGGTATCATCTATTGCCCTTACATCCCCGTCATGGTTCAGAGAACTATCGGTCCGAATGACTTCGCTCCACGCGTTGGCCTTCTTACCCGTTACGGTGTCGTAGATAACATCTTCGGCGCTAATCTCTACTACCACGTCATCCTTGTTCAGGGTCTTGGTGAAGCGTTTACTCCTGCATCGCAATCGGTATACTTCTGATTCTAGGAATAGTAGAAACGATCAAGAAACACTTATCGAGCTGAGGGGCGCCGAAGAGCCCCTCAGCTCACTCTTTTTAAAGTTAAATAAATAAGAGCGTAGATGAAACATCTGCGCTTTTTTGTATTAAATATATGTATGAATTTTAAAGAGCTTTATACTCTTGTTTCAGAGAAGCGTGTGATAGACGGTAAGCAAGAATATGTACCAATCAAACTACCTTATAGTTACGATGGGTTAGAACCGTATATCGACCAAGAGACAATGAAGCTTCACTATAATAAGCATTATAAAGGTTATATTAAGAAGCTTAATGACGCTGTTAATACTAGTGTAAGTCTCGAGACTCTAGTTAGACGTAGCGCTAAACGTAGTAGTAAAGTACGTAATAATGCTGGCGGTGCTTATAACCATCAAATATGGTGGCAAATGATGACTGATAAGCAGGTTCAGTTAGACGGTGTACTAAAAGAACAAATTATCAAGCAATATAAAACAATTGATAACTTCAAACAAAAGTTTATTGATACAGCTTTAGGACAGTTCGGTTCAGGTTGGTGTTGGTTGGTTGTTAAAAATAACAGACTTAAAATTCTAACAACAAGCAATCAAGACAATCCAATTATGTTTGATAACGGCGAACCGATTTTAGGTGTTGACTTATGGGAGCATTCATATTACAAAAAATACGGGCCGGATCGTGAGAAGTATATTAAAAACTTTTTAAAGGTAGTAAATTGGCAGTATTGCAATAGCTTATATATTACAGCTACAAAGGAAAGCTAACGCCGTAAAATTAAACTAAATTCTCTAAAATTAAACTAATTTAACATAAATAATAATATGTCAGATTACGTTTTCGATACAGGTTTATACGATACTACCAATATGGGTGATCCAGCACCTTTACCGGCTGGTCAAGATGCGGTCGGTCGTGGAGGGCAATTCTCTCTTAGTGCTTCAAATAACTCAGTGCAACTATTAACTACTGGTACCTTT